AAAATCTGCGTAGGCGACAGCGCATGTGGCAGGCCAAGCATAACGAAGATGTTGATAAATTTCAGTCTGCATTTGATGAACTAAGCAAACTTGACATTGAAGCGGAACTAAACGCACATCTGTTGTTGTCTGGATATAACGAAAAATCAAAACAAATCAAAGAATTAACCAATTGGATCCGGCGTTGTGAACTAGACGAGGCTAGAGAGACCAAAACTATCGAAAAGTTAAAGGCTGACATTGCCAGTTTAGAAAATCATACTTGTCATGCGTGTGGACAAGGATTCCACGATGAAAAACAACAAGCCGTGTTGGCACAAAAGAAAAAAGATTTACAAGAAGCCGCACTACAAGCATTGGCCACAAACGGGCAGTGGATAGAGCATACTGATGCACTACAAGCTCTAGGCGAATTGGGCGCACAACCTGTTGTGTTCTATGATCGTGAAAGTGATGCATTTGAACATCGCAGTAGCATGGCCAGTATACTGGCACAGTTGTCGGCTAAAGAAGCCGAAGCGGATCCTTACAGCGAACAGATACGAGAGATGAGCGAACAGGCACTGGAACAAATTGACTTTGGCACAATGAATGAGTTGACAAGCCTAAAGGAACACCAAGAGTTCTTGCTCAAACTGTTGACCAACAAAGATTCGTTTATTCGCAAACGCATAATTGATCAGAACTTGAGTTACCTGAATGCCAGACTGGGACAATACCTGGATCGGATCGGCTTGCCGCATACTGTGCAATTTAACAACGACTTGACTGTGGCCATCACTGAACTGGGTAGAGATCTAGACTTCGACAACTTGAGTCGTGGTGAGCGCAATAGACTCATCTTGAGTCTTTCGTGGGCGTTCCGTGATGTATGGGAAAGCCTATATCAGCCCATCAACCTGTTGTTCATTGATGAACTAGTTGATTCAGGCATGGATTCAAGCGGTGTTGAAAACAGCCTGGCTATTCTAAAGAAGATGAGCCGTGACAGCAACAAATCAATTTGGTTGGTAAGTCACAAAGATGAATTGGCTGGGCGTGTAAACAACACCTTGCACGTGGTCAAAGAAAACGGGTTTACAACATACAACACTGATGTCGAAATTATTTGAAACAGTTAGAGTACTGCACATAGAGCCCACTGATGTATGTCAAGCGGCCTGTCCTAGCTGTGCCCGCGAAACAGATTCCTCTTTCAATCAAGATATACAACATCGTTTGACTGTGGCCGATATCAAGCGTCTGTTACCCGAACGAATTATCTACAGACTAGATAAAATGTTCATGTGCGGTAACTACGGAGATCCGGCTGCCAACAGTGAATCACTTGATATCTTTTCTTATTTTAGATCAGTTAATAGTAGCATTGTATTGGGTATGAACACCAACGGTGGACTACAAAATTCCCTCTGGTGGACTGATTTAGCCAATGTACTGCACCGGCCCACTGACTATGTGGTGTTTAGCATTGACGGCTTAGAAGATACCAATCATATCTATCGTAAGAATGTTAGTTGGGACAGAGTGATGCGTAATGCAGAAACATTTATTCGTGCTGGAGGTAATGCTCAATGGGATATGTTGGTTTACGAACACAACGAACATCAAGTTGAAACCTGCGAACAATTAGCAAAGGACATGGGATTTGGTTGGTTTCGTGCCAAAGTCAGCAAACGCGAGTCCACTGTTAACTGGCTCAAGACGCCCAAGGGCTGGACTCGTCCTGTTGTAGAACAAGGTCCAATTGATTGTTTTAGAAATCAGGATCAAAGCATATATCTCAGTGCAAAGGGCGTGTATCATCCTTGTTGTTGGTTAGGCTATGGCGAAAATACCATCAATGATTTTGATACTATAACAGCATCTTGGAATACCAACGCCTGTAATCCGGTATGCCGAGAAACCTGTAGTACAGTTAATAACCAGTCCAACTTCACAGGACAATGGCAACGAGATGTAGCACTATGTTAGCCACTTGGCACTTTCACATAGAAATCAGCAGTAAGTGTACCTTGCGCTGTCCTCGATGTGCTCGACAAGAAGTACCCGATACATTGGTCAATACTGAATTGGACTTGGAGTTCTTTCAACGCAACTTTACTCCCGAGTTCATAATCAACAACGTAGAAAAGATCACATTCTGCGGAGATGATGGTGATCCCATTTATGCACATGATTTGATTCCTGTTATAGAATATATCAAAAGTGTCAAGCCTGTTGAGATTGTTATCATCACAAACGGATCACACAAAAAGACCGAATGGTGGCAACAGCTTGGTAATGCCTTAACAGAGCAAGACAGTGTACATTTCAGCATCGACGGATATGATGATGCAAGCAACAACTTATACCGTGTAAACAGCGATTATGACAGTATTGTTGCAGGTTTACGGACATTAAGAGTCGCAAGCTCATGTACCATTGTGTGGGCCGCTATTGCATTTAAGTTTAATGAAGATCATTTAGATCGTATGAAAACAATAGCAAAGTCCTTGGGTGTTGATCGTTTCCAACTGACTCGCAGTACCAAGTTTGGTAGCGTGTACCCCAGCTATGGCGACAACGATCCATTACAACCCAGCGTTCGATTTGTCAGCACAAGTCATAGGTTCGAACGAGAAGTTGTGGATTTTTCTAATAGAACAAATACCATATCACAAACCAACATACAGTTGTACAAAGATGTTGCTGTACAAAACAACGTCAAGCCCCTGTGTGAGATTGGTAACAAAGGCATTTATATAGATGCCAGGGGCAGGCTGTTCCCTTGTTGCTGGGTGGCAAATCGCTACACACACAACACCGAATGGCAGACTCTAGCCGACCAATTCAATCTGCATCACAGGACCTTAACAGATGCAGTCACAGACCCATTTTGGGAAACTGACCTTAAGGCTTTCAAATGGCAAGAATGCCAACAAAAATGCAACAAAAATATAGTAAATCAAGAATATTCAACTTCATGGTAAAAGATCATAATTACTATGCATGACATGGACTTATCAAGACTCCCCAGTTTTAGAACTTCCCGAAGACTGTGTAGGCTTCGTCTATGTCATCACGAATAAAGTATCAGGGCGCAAATACATAGGTAAAAAACTAGCAAAATTCTCTAAGACAACATATCGAGTAGTAAAACTCAAAAACGGCACAAAGAAAAAGAAAAAGATCAGAAGTAAAATTGATTCTGACTGGCAAACATATTATGGCTCAAACGAAGAATTGAATAAAGATGTTGCGGCATTAGGCGCAGATCAGTTTACAAGAGAAATCATGTACTACTGTCGCTCTAAAGCCGAATGTAGTTATATCGAAGCTCGAGAACAATTTACACACAAAGTGCTAGAATCCCAAGATTACTACAACGGACAAATCAGTGTCCGTGTCCATGGCTCCCACATAAAGAAATTAAACGGTTAAGGCTCACACAGGCCAATATCTTGTGTACACGAAAACTGGACCTCGGGTCACAGGGACGTAAATCTCTCGCCGTTAAGAGTACTCAATCACTACCCGAGAAGGATGTAGACTGCTAATTGCCGCAGTTTGATTGTTTGAATAGGAATCCAAGGCTAAAAAGACGCTCAAGTGATTGAGCACGTCAAATATGTGTGTTAGCGTATGTGTATTTGACCGCCGTTGTAAAAGACGCAACTCGAGGTATCGGACAACCGCCTCTGTAATTGTTGTAACGCTAAGTGACTGAGTCGACTCGGATGAAGCTATCTTTGCCCTGTGTGGGCAAAGTGTGACCAAACAATCTGGATGAAACTATAATCGCTTCGCTCTTAGAAGAAATACAGTTGTGAGCTGACAAGCGAAACAACAGATCTCTAAGAGATCTCTAAGTGCTTGCTTAGAAGAATGGCATTCCTGTCTTCTTGGCGGTCTCTAAGTTCTCTTTGATTAACTTGACTATGATTTCTCGTTCTGATGGAGCAAGTTCCATGGCTTCGGTGTATGAGATACTGCCTCTCATGTACCAACACAACTGCATGATTTCTCGTTTTAAGGCTTTTGACTCTTTTTCCAGGCTGTCCAGCCAGGCAATGACTTGCTCATTGTCCAGGGTCAAAAGCCGCTGGCGAAAAAATTTGATTGATTAAACTCCAGACTTGATTCATATTCCTTTTGACATTCTGCACAGGTCAGGGTCATGGGTTCCAACTTGTTTGATTTGACAATAACATCAATCTTGTCTTTGATGGCTTGATACGATTCTCTACTGCAATTTTCTAAGTATTCGGCGATGAACCGGCGATCAGTTACTGCATCCTGTCCTTCAGGGGTGATGCTTTCAATGCACACAGCAATGGCATCCACATTCATTTGTTTGAGTTTGGCAAAGCTGTTGCCAAAACGCACGGCTTTTTCCTCATCGCTGAGCGATTCGTTACGAATAATGCTGTCAACTAGGCGCTGTTCTTCATAGGTAATTATGCCCATGTCACTGATGTTTTTATAAGTCTGCGGTTTGAACTTGAATCGCAATTGATCAAAAAAAGCCGGTTTCTCGTAGTCGGCAGTTTTAAAGCTGTCCAGCAGGTGGTTCAAGCTGATGGTATGCTCGTTCTTCTCTCCGCAGCCACCACAGTTGGTGACAATGTCCATGTCACTGCCGTAGCTGGCCAATCTAATGGCAATAAAAATAGCATCTACGTCCACTGCAGGCATGGCCCATACGTCTTTGATGTTAGGGCAACAACTGCGTATCACATCCACCATGCCCTGTCCGTTCATCAGGGCATCGGGTGTTTTCATTGTCAATTCGTCTTTGACCGTCATTGGGAAAACGGGGATAGTACCAGTGGGCGGCAAATCCAGTGTGCCTTCAGGGTAAAAACGCCCTTCGCTGGGCAATTTCAAGTAAACTGCAGGTTGTCTAAAGTGTTTGAACAGCGGGTTATCAGCGGCATTATTCACCATGATTTGATCTCCATAAATAGATGTATAGTTCTATTTACCTGGAAAATTCATGGCTAGCGTACAAATCAACATACCCGGAATTGGCAACGTGGTTGCCGATAATGCCGCGTCTGAAGAAACCTTACAAAAAATTCTAACTGCCATGCAGGGCAAAGGTGCTGGCGGCCGTGGCGGAGTCACTGGCGGCGGACAACTGTCTCCTGGGGCATTAAAAGAACAAGAAAAAGAAATAGAAGCTCGTAAAAAGAATACCAAGGCCGCAGAAGAAGAGTCCAAACAGACCAAGTCATCGGGTGTGGCCGCAGAAGCTGCCACCAAATACGTGAAGGGACTAGGTGCCGGCATGAAGTCCGGTGCAGTACAGGTCGGTAACGCATTGATAGGCTTTGGTAGCACTCTAGCACAAACAGCGGCTGCAGTGGCCACATCGTTTGCTACCAGTTATGATAGCATGGCTGAAAATCCCATTGGTGCGGCAGCCACCATGATGGCCACTAACATTGACCTGGCAGGAGCGGCTGCTAAAGCCGCCATTGATGTAGCGGCAGGTTTAGGCACAATGGCCTCCGGTTTACTGGGTCCTTTTAGTGGTGTTGCTACAGGATTGATAAGTGCAATGAGTTCGGCCGCAAAAGCGGTTGTTGATTTTGCCACCACCATCCTAAAGATGGCCAATGAAATATTGGCCAAAGAATTTCAAAAGTCAGCAGATGCACTAAAAGAATATACCAAGGTGGGTGCCAGCTTTGCTGGCGGTATGATGGAAATGCGCGACATAGCACACGATTCGGGCATGGGTATCAAACAGCTCACAGCGGCTGCTGTGGCAAGTAGCGAAGAAATTCGCAACATGGGTCTCACACAAGGCGAAGGCGCTCGTATAATGGCGCAGGGTGCAAAGAGCCTGGCCACCACCCTGGGCAGTAGCGGTGGCACCATGCGTGATGAGTTGCTGGCCCTGGGCTATACTTACGAAGAACAAGCAGGACTAGTGGCGCAGTATGGCGCACAATTGAAAGCATCTGGGCAAGACATTAAGAATCTGGCTCCGTCTGAACTGGCTAGACAAACAAAAGATTATGCAGTCAACTTGAAAGTGATCAGTGACATCACTGGACAAGATGCTAAGAAACTAATGGAAAAAGCCCGCTCAGAAAGTATGCGCGGCGCCTTGATGAACAAGTTGGATAAAGATCAACGTGAGAACTTTACTAAAGCACATGCCACGCTGTCTAGGTATGGTCCAGAAGTACAAAATGCATTGATTCAACAGATTGCTGGTGGTACAATTACTGATTCGAAAATTGCGGCCAACGCCGAATTGGTACAAATGATCCAGGAGATTGCTGGTAATGTACAGCAAGCAGGCGGTGATATTGTAGAATCCACTGGTAAGTCAATGGGAGAAGCACGTCAACGATTAGAACAAAGCAGTACAGCGCAGGCCACTGACTTGGCCACAGCCCTGGGTTCAACAGGATTACCAGCGGCAATGGCTGGTATTACAAATAACATCCTGGCATCGGGATTCTCACCAGAAATGGCGGCACAAAGCCGAAAAGACGCTATTTCACAAAGTGAGGCAACAGATTGCTTGACCAAAGGTTATATATCGCTAACAGACAAGATGACCACATTCCAGAATCAAATGGAAAAGTTTGCCACTGACAACCTGCCGGCCTATGCCAGTATACTGGAAAGCAATGCCGCACAGACCATGGCAATGTTCCAGGAAGGTGTAACAGCCGCCGTTGACTTTACCGCTTATATTAAGAAAAAGATAGATGAAGTAGAAGGTGCAGTTAAAGATAAAGCACCTGAGATAGACAAACTAGCCGCAGCCGGTGCAGAAGCATTGCGCATGGGCGCCATTGGTGCTATTATTGGCACCGCAGTGGCCGGCCCAGTGGGTGCCGCAGTGGGTGCAGCCACAGGGGCAATAGGTGGCGGCATTTTGGGTTGGTTCCAGGGCAATACCGGTAAAAATGCCGAAGGAGGTATTTCACAACCGGGTAAGTTGAATGTATTTGGTGAAGCAGGTCCAGAAGCCGCTGTGCCCTTGCCCGACGGCAGAAGCATACCTGTTTCGTTCGACACAGAAGCCCTGACCAAAATGGCTACGGGCGGCAATGATCAAGTCATGCAGGATTTGGCAGCCGCTATCAAACAGTTGTCAACATCAATGAGTTCAGGTGGAAGTTCAAGCAGTCCAATGGATGCCATTGCCCGACATCTGGAAGAAATGAAAGAAACAGCAAGTAAACAGTTGGACATACACACCACCATGAGCGATTTGATGGGACAAGCCAACAGCATTTCGAACAACATACTGAACAACAGTTACTAATCTACGGTAAATATCACAAAGAGAATCATATATGGCCGGATGGAAAAAGTATTTTAAAACCAGCAACTTGCAGTACGGTGGATCGGTGAGCCCAATTTCGGGTGCAACAGCACAGTCAGGAAATCCCACAGATCCCGGATATCGCAACTATCAAAGCTCCTTGCCCGAAGTGTATGTGGGCCACCCCAATCGTGTTGAGCGTTACAATCAGTACGAGCAAATGGACATGGACAGTGAAATCAATGCGGCACTAGATATCCTGGCTGAGTTCTGTACACAAAAGAACGATGAAAACGGTACAGCATTTACCATACACTTTAAAGAAAAACCCACCGACAACGAAGTTAAAATTATCAAAGAACAGCTACAGCAGTGGGTCAGCTTGAATGAGTTAAACAAGCGTATCTTTAAAAT